TTAGGAAAAAATTCAACAATGATATTTTGTGGAGACAACCAACAAATTGACTTAAAAGACAAAAATTATTCTGCAATAGTTGACTTACCTAAAATTAATAATTCTCAGTATGTTTATAAAAGAGTACTATTAGATAACCACCGCCACATAGCAATAGACGAAGTATTTGAATTATTAAACGGAATGTAACCTCTTCCACTATTTTTTCATATTTATAATGGAATAACCTAATTCTATTAAAATGGCAAACATTCCTATATGGCCCGGCTCATCATCTTTCGCAGCAAGCGCGACACCATTTTCATTTTATGACAATGATACAGATTTTCAATTAGATGCTGTAACAACAGCAGATTGGTGTGCTAAACGTTTAGGATACCCATTAGTAGATGTTGAATTACAAGCAGTTAACTTTTTTACTGCTTTTGAAGAAGCTATAAATGAATATGGAGCTCAAGTATATAATTTTCAAATTATAAATAATTTTCATACTTTAGAAGGAAATTCAACAGGTTCAAATTATAATAATCAAGTAATTACTCCTAATTTAGGAGGAACTATAAATTTATCAGATCAATATGGTAATGAAACCATAGGAGGAGGTGGAGATTATGAATTACAAACAGGTTCTCTATCTGTAAATATAGGACAACAAAGATATGATTTATTAGACACAGCAGGATCTACATTAAGTGGTTCAGAAGCAGTATATATAAAAAGAATGTATCATTATCAACCATCTGCTATTAATAGATATTTTGACCCATATGCAGGTACAGGTACAGGAATTCAATCATTAATGCAATCATTTGGGTTTGGTAATTTTTCACCAGGTGTAAATTTTATGTTAATGCCTATGTTTTTTGATGCTTTAAAATTACAAGCAATTGAATTAAATGATACTATTAGAAAATCAGGATATCATTTTCAAATAGTAGATAATAGATATTTAAAATTATTTCCTATACCTACAAGAGATTATACTTTACATTTTGAATTTGTTAAAAAATCAGTAGCAAATGCACCTGTTAAAAACACAGCAGCTAACTTAATAACAGATATTTCTAATGTACCTTACACTAATCCAACCTATTCATTTATAAACGAACCCGGAAGACAGTGGATTAGAAGATATGCATTAGCTTTAGCTAAAGAAATGTTAGGAAGTGTAAGAGGAAAATATCAATCAATGCCCATTCCTGGAGATACTACAACTTTAGATTTTTCACGTTTATTAAGTGAAGCTAAAGATGAAAAGGAAAAACTAATAACTGAAATTAAAGAATTATTAGAATCTACAACAAGATTAAAACAATTAGAAAGACAAGAACAAGAAGCAGAACTAACACAGAAAACATTTTATAAAGTTCCATACCCAATTTACGTAGGATAATGATAAAATTAAAAAACATATTAAACGAAGTATTAAATACTTATATAGTACAAGCTTATATGCTAACAGACACTGATTTTAACATTACAGATGTATTAGATCAAATTAGAGCTGTAAGAAAGGTAACCATTATAAGAAATATTACACCTCCTGAATATGCTCAAAAACAAAATTTTGAATATACTTTAGTTACAATTAAATTTATATCAAGAGGAAATCCTAAACAAGATTTAGAACAATTAAAACAAGACATATTAACATCAGACAGATCACAAACAGATCTAAGAGTACCAGGTGTTAAATCATTTAAATTTAAACCAGAAACTTTACAAAGACTATAATGGCTTTATTCGGAGGATCACGAGACATATCACTTTTTAATAAAATAAGTAAGGAGCTTATTAATGATATTATCCAAACAGAAGTTGGATATTATAAATTTGTTCTTGAACGTACAACAGCTAATGTTTATGGGGAATCTATGGGTAAAATGTTTTATGAACCCGTAAGAATCGCGTGTTTAATGAATAAAGAAGACCAAGCATGGTCGTCTGATGACTTTGGATCGGACGTTGATCAAACCATTAATTTTAGATTTTTAAAACAAGAATTAAGAGATATAAATTTAGTACCTGAAATAGGAGATATATTATTATTTAAAAATAATTTTTATGAAGTTGATGAAAAAGTTGAAAATCAATTAATAATGGGTAAAGATCCAGATTACGCTATCTCAACAGGAACAACTGATTTTGGTAATAGTCATTCTATTGTATTAAATGCTCATTTATCAAGAGTAGAAAAATTAAATTTAATACCTTTAAGAGGTGGAAAATATCCATCTACAAATAAAATAACAGATGGAATAGCAAATTCATTAGGATAATATGGCAAAAGATAAATCACACGAAATACAAAGACCTATTCCTCAAAGGGAAAATGAAAAATTAAGAGCTAATTTAAGTGCTCCTAATATTACTAATCCTAATAATCCTTCATTTCCTATAGGGGACATATCTCCTAGTAATAAACAACCACAAAAATCAAGTTCTACTAAAAAACCTATAAACAGAGGTCAAATAACTAGAAGAGATGATGATAGTGTAAAAGATATATCAATTGGTTTACAAGATCATGATGAAGCAATAGCTTATTATTTTGAAAATGTAATAAAACCAACAGTAACTACTAATGGTGATAGAATAGATGTACCTCTAATTTATGGAAATCCTGAAAGATGGAAAGGAGTTCAAAAAGATGGATATTATAGAGATAAAAACGGTAAAGTGCAAACACCTATCATAATGTTTAAAAGAGATAGTGTTGAAAAAAGAAGAGACTTAGGTAATAAAATGGATGCAAATAATCCTAATCTTTACTATGTATTCCAAAGCGCTTATAATAAGAGAAACCAATACGATAATTTTTCAGTATTACAAAATAGAATTCCTAATAAAGAATTTCATGCTGTTGTAGTACCTGATTTTGTAAAATTAAAATATTCTTTTGTGATATGGACAGATTATGTAGCACAAATGAATAAAATTATTGAATCGATTAACTATTCCTCAGATACTTATTGGGGAGACGCTGAAAGATTTAAATTTAATGCAAGAATTGATACATTTACAAATAAAGTAGAATTGGGACAAGGAAAAAATAGATCAATAAAAACAGACTTTGGGTTAACGTTACAAGGATACATTGTATCTGATGCTATGAATGCCGCATTAGCTAAAAAACCTCAAAAGTTTTATAGTACTTCTACAGTAGCATTTGGAACAGAAATGGTTTCTACTTTTGATGCTCCTAAGACAAGAGATGAAATAAGAAAAGATTTAGGAAAATATAATAAAGTAGGAAATGAAGGAACAGGAACAGGTTTTGATACTATTAATGATGAAAACGGAATAAGTTAATACAAATGGCTAAAAAGACAAGAAATATATTAAAGTCCTACTTTGAGTCAGGTAAAAAACCGACAGAAGGACAATATGCTAATTTAATTGATTCACACGCTTTATTAAGTGGTGAAAACACGGGAAGTTTTAAACTTAAGGGAGATGCCAACATTAATGGCAACTTAACAGCCAGTGGAAATATAACAGCAGGAACCTTTAAAGGAGATGGTAGTAGATTAACAAATATAACATCATCAAATATTACACAACTTACAGTTACTGCATCTATAGCAACAGGTTCTTTAACAGTTAGTGGTAGTACATATTTTGTTTCAGGGTCTACTAATGTTTTATTAGCTATAAAATCTTCAGGATCTATTGTTCCTGGAACTACACATCAATATGATTTAGGTGCTCCATTAAATCAATGGAAAGCTTTATTTGTAAGTGAAAGTGTTACACGAACTATTCATAATGAAGGAAAATCACAAATAGGTACATCTCTCCAAGATACTCATACTTTTATAGGTAATATTACATCTTCAGGAACATTAAGTGGTAGTACAATAATTTATACAAATGAAATATCTGAAGGTGACATAACTAAAGGATTAACATTTACAGGTAACATAACAGCTTCTGGTAATATAAGTGCTAGTAAAAAAATATTTGCAAAAGAAGGATATGTAGGAGGTACCGTTAGAATTAGCGGTTCTACTTATTATGAATCAGCTAGTGTAGAAATATTAGAAGGATTAGGAGTCACAGGATCTATTATTCCAGGAGCTAATAATGAATTTGATTTAGGTTCTCCTTCTCATGTATGGAGAGATTTATTTTTAAGTGAAAATTCAATTAGATTTGTTAGTAGCTCTGGTGAAGTAACAAGATTTAAACAAAAGGATGTTAAAGATTTAAAAGAAGGAAAATCTTTAAAACAAGACGTAGCCATAGATGGAGCAGATAAATTTACAAGAACAGAAGCACTATTTCATCAAACAGCAAATAATCACTATATAAAACAAACAACAGCAGGTCTTTGGCAATTTCAAGGTCCAGGAGGTTCACCTTTATCAATAAATCAAGTAGATGCAGATCATGCTATTTCGATAAATACACCTGGTATATTTTCTACAAAAGGATCAATAAGTGCAAGTTTAATAACAGCTACCCATAAATTTGGTGGTACAACACAATTTGGACATGGTACAGTAACAATTAATGGTCCTGCAGGACACATTACAGCATCAGGAAATATAAGTGCAAGTGGAACTATATTTGCAAATAGTTTCCAATCAACAGGGGGAGATGTAGGTGGAATTTCTTTTATAGATCATGTAAACATAACAGGAGACATATCAGCATCAGGAGGTGGTTCTATTTTTGCTTTTGACACAGACAATGCTGCATCAATAGGATTAGCAGATGCTAATGGGTTAAGAATTGCTCAATTTGCAAGAGTAGGTTCTGGTGTAAATGCACACCTAGGAAGAATGGTGTTGCACAACCAAAACCTTGGTAGTCAACAAGTAGATATATCAGCATATGGAAGTAGCTTCTATTCAGGAAGTAATAATAGCTATTTTGGTATAGGAACAACTAACCCAACAGTTGAATTACAAGTAGAAGGAATTATAAGTGCAAGTGGAAATATATCAAATTTAGGTTCTATTAGTACAACCCACATAACAGCTTCAGGTAATATTTCAGCAAGTGGTGATATTTTAAATACTGGAAATATTATAGTTGGTGGTAAAATACTACTTACCGATAGCACTGCTGCAAACTATATAGATTATGATGGTACTGGATTTCTTTATAAAGGTAGTGGTAAATTTTTAGGGAACATAACAGCCTCAGGTAATATAAGTTCAAGTGGAACAATCACAGCTAATAAAATAGAATCAGATCAATTATTTAGTCATGTGGGAGATGCAAACACAGGAATACAATTATCTTCAGACACAGTTTCTATTGAAGGTAATAATCTAGAGATAGCTAAATTTAATACCTCTAAAATTGAGTTAAATAGACCTATAACAGCCTCAGGTAATATAAGTTCAAGTGGTGTAATATATGGAGAAGATTTATATATTTCTGATGATGCTGAAATTATAGACAGATTAGTAGTAGGAGGAGCTGCAGCATTTAATTCAAATACAGGTTTTGGTGATGCATCTTCAGATACACATACATTTATAGGTAATATAACAGCTTCAGGAAATATATCTGCAAGTGGAATAATTTACGCTTCAAGTTTTGAATCAGCGGGATCAGTGTCAACTATTGCTTTTAACGATAGCATTAGTTCAAGCGGTGATATAACATCAAGAAATATAACGGCCTCAGGAAATATATCAGCAAGTGGAATGATCACAACTCCTCATGCTAGAGTTTCTAAATTATTTATTCCAGGAGATTTTGGAGTAGGAAACTTAACAGTAGGATCAACATTTGCAATTGGGGAATCAGCAGAAATAGTTGGTAATACAAATATAACAGGAAAACTTAATATATCAAATAATATAACTGCAAGTGGTACTATAACAACACCAAATACAGGTTCATTTGGTAGAGTAATAGTAGGTGATGGTTTGGGAGCAATTGAAGCATCTAAAATAATACCTAACGTATCATTTGCTATAGATTCACCAGGTCAAGTAAGAATAGATTCAGCAGGTTCAACAATAAATTTCTCTAAAAATGGTGTAGATCTTTTACGTTTAATTCCAAGTAGTGATTCTGCAAATTTCTTAGGTAATATAACAGCTTCAGGTAATATAAGTGCTTCAGGAACAATTTACGCAAATAATTTCCAATCAACAGGAGGAGACGTAGCAGGAATTTCATTTACAGATGATCTTAATTTAACAGGTAATTTAACTGCATCAGGTACTATAAGTGGTAGTTCAACTTCTACTATAACAATAGGAGGAGCTTTATCTGCAGGTGCAGGTACTTTAACTTCTTTAGGAGTAGGAGCAATAAATTCAACATCACACATTACTGCAAGTGGAAATTATAGTGGTAGTAGTACTTCAACTATTACAGTAGGGGGAAAATTAACAGCGGGTGCAGGTGATTTAACTTCTTTAGGAGTAGGAGCAATAAATTCAACATCACATGTAACAGCCTCAGGTAATATAAGTTCAAGTGGAATAATAACAGCAGAACATTTTTATTCAAGTGATGATGCTGAAATTGTAGACAGATTAACAGTAGGAGGAAATGCATCATTTACTTCAAACACAGGTTTTGGTGATGCATCTTCAGATACACATACATTTACAGGTAATATAACAGCTTCAGGTAATATAAGTGCCTCTGGAGTAATATATGCAGATAGTTTTTCATCAACAGCAGGAAGTGTATCTTCAATTAATTTTACAGACAGTATTAGTTCAAGTGGAGATTTAGAAGTTAGACACATTACATCATCAGGAAATATAAGCGCAAGTTTACTACTTACTTCTCCTAGTGTAAGAACATCAAAATTATTTTTAGAAGGAAAACATGGTGTTGGTAATTTATCTATAGGTTCTACTTTTGCAATTGGAGAAGTAGCAGAAATAGTAGGTAATACAAATTTAAATGGCAATTTAATTGTAAGTAGTAATATAACAGCCTCAGGTAATATTAGTGGTAGTGTAAGTTCTTCAATTATTATAGGACGAAATTTAACAGTAGGAGGAACAGCAAACATAACAGGAAATACAACACTTTTAGGAAGTACAGCTTTAGGAGATGCTTCTTCAGATACTCATATATTTGTAGGTAATATAACAGCTTCAGCTTACACTGTAAGTGCAAGCAAAATAATTACTAAAACAATAGAAACTAGTGATGCTACTGTAGGATTAACATTAACTGGAAATTTAACAGCTTCAGGTAATATTAGTGGTAGTAGTACTTCAACTATTACAGTAGGAGGTACCTTAACAGCAGGAGCAGGTACCTTAACATCAATAGCATCTACAGGTAATTCAACATTAGGAGATGCATCTTCAGATATCCATGTCTTTACAGGTAATATAACAGCAAGTGGAGACATAAGTGCTTCAGGAACAATATTTGCTTCAAATTTCAAATCAGCAGGATCAGTATCAACTATTGCTTTTAATGATAGTATTAGTTCAAGTGGAGATTTTGTAGCAAGACACATTACAGCTTCAGGTAATATAAGCGCAAGTGGATTCATTTCGACAAGACATGGTAGAATATCAAAATTATTTGTACCAGGCGATTTTGGGGTAGGTAATTTAGCAATAGGATCAACATTCGCAGTAGGTGAATCAGCAGAAATAATAGGTTCATTAACAGTAACAGGAAATGTAAGTTCAAGTTAT